TGGAGCAGCAGGCCCGAGATAGAGCCGAGGCACTAAAGAAGCTCGACGGGCCCCGCGAGGTTATACGTGATGAAGCGGGCAACATCACAGGGGTGAAATAGTTGGCTATTAACACCACTATACCCTTTAAGAACGGAACTCTTTCGAGCATCGGAGCAGGCGCAAACGGAGCCAACACCCGCTTGAATACTAGCGGAGTAACCTGGGCTTCGAGTGATGTTGGGCGTCATGTGTATTTTTACTCCGGCAATGCTAGCTGGGAGAGTCGCGAGATCATAGCGAAGGGGCTAAACTTTTGTGATATTGAGTTTGCGTTTGGCACGTTTCCCGTCAGTGATGCCGACGGAGTTGAAATTCCAAGCGATGCCCCTTCAGCAGGTGATCTTCTGGGCGTTTCTTATTCCTTGGCTGATATTCATAACGGAGTCGATTTGATACAAGATAGCGCGATAAGTTATCGCGCGCCCTCATCTGGATCGTGGACGATCGGCGCTGATGTTATGATCCATGACGTTCAAAAAAACCTTATTTTTAGTAGTCCGAGAATGGACTTAAATGGTATTCTTCAGCTTGGGAATTTAGACAAATCCGGAAACCCGAGCAATAGCTGTTCTGTCGTCGATACATCGGATTCTACGGCTGGATTCTCTGGCGCGGGCAATCAAATAAATAGCGCAAATGATTTTGGAAGTTTTCGCATGTTCGGGGGGAGCATGACCACCACAGGAGCTCGGCAATTTTTAAGGCTCAATCGTTCTGGGACTGACTCTAGGGCTACGCAGTTGCATGGCATAAATTTAGACGGGCGTTGTGGTGGGCGCATTGATGGTTCAAAATCCTACTGGTATAAATGCATATATAGTAATTTGAGCTTTAATTTTGGGCCGATGAACCCCGTTGCCAACATCGCATATATTGCTGGCATTGTTGTGAACTCTGGCAGACAAGTTTTATACCATTTATGGGCCATAAGTAAAACGATCACGGTTTCGGGCATTCGTTTTGCTCCGAATGAAATCTCGGAGTGTTTTCTGCTTTCGAGCCAATCTCAGACCGCTAGTAATTTTACCCTGACCGTCGATGATATTTTGCTTGATGATTTGGAGACGCTTGATTCGAATGGAATCCCTATTGTGAAATCGACGGGATCTGCCAACACAAACAACGCTGTCAAATTGACCAACCCACTATCAGTATTAACCCAAAATAATACATCTGGTTTTCGCCTTAGGATAAAAAATGCGGCGGGTATAGAACAATTCGATGGAGATTCTGATAGCTCTGGCGCTTGGGCCAAAGCTTCGTACCTGTGGGGTAATTTAAACATTTTAACGGGCAGCGGCAGCCGCTCTTTAGCAGACTTCACAACATACGGTCCCTACTTGTGCAACGCTAGGAAGTACGACAGCCTCACTCAGATATTTGTGTTCTCAGCAAGAGAACCCCAACTTTCAACAATTCCAGATGTGAATGACAATACGACGAGCGAAGCAGATGAGGCAGTTGTCGCAGCTTATACTGAGCTTGAAAACTTGGATAAGTTAAGGGACCGGCACAAATACGAGCATATAGAACGGGCTGGCGTTGAGGATATCACGGGAGGAGCAAGTCTTAGCTTCATCCATTCCACCAATATAGAAGGCGCTTATCTTGGCTACAAGCTTGTTGTTGATGATGCGGCCGCTAGTCCATGGGCGATAGCTAACGATAGCGTCGTAATAAAAGCGAGCACCTTGGCCGCCGGAACAAAAACCCGGACTTTGATCCCTTATAGCGCGCTTGAACTTCGAAACAACGCTAGCATTTCGTGCGACATAAATATTATTTCAACTGTTTTTGTTACTGTCCAGAACACGGGGACAGTTACGGGACTAGTGAATTTGCAACCTGGGGGAACGCTCATAACGAGCGATTTGACGGGGGCAAAAGTTCAAGGGGCCGGAGGTGTTGGGGGTAGGATAAGAGTAGACGGCGCTTCAACGTCGCAGACTTTAGATCTGTCGGATTACACTTTGCCTGCTACGGGGTTCGAGGTGGAAAATAATTCTGGGGTTTCTATCGCAGTTTATATCCCGTTGGGAGTCACCTTGGCCACAATTGAAACGAGCGGAGGCATCACGGTTATTCCCGCCACATCCTTCTGTACGATTCAAGTGCCCAGCATAATAGACGGTTCTAGATTCCAGATTTATAATTCCACGCAGTCTACAGAATTGGCAAACGATTTGACGAGTGGCGGCAAAGGCATTGATGAAACATTTACGAGCGGGGCTCATTTTAATGCGGGCGATCTTGGGCGCGTTAGGGTCGCTTATTCTAGCGGTGCGACGGCAAAAGAAACGATAGAACTATTTTTTAACTTTACAGAACAAACTTCGGTTAATAGCTTTCCTAACGTTCAAGCTGATGATGCCGTTTATAACCAAAACGGGATTAATGGCGAAGGAATTACAAAATTTGCGGCTGATTATGTGGATGATGAGATAGATATCGTCGTCGGTGCTAATTTTACACTGGCTGACCTGTACGCTTGGTGGGTCTACAACACCACAACTAGCCAAGGGGTCAGTGATTTTTTTGGCGGATTGACGGCCGAGGACGCGGCAAACTTTAAAATAAACAATTCGGTGGTTGATATCTTTTTGGACAATGCCACAACAGTCGAAGTTTTTTCAACGGACAACAGTCGCCTCTATAGAGCAGACGGGGCGCGCCCCGTCAAGGGCCCCACAAGCGGCGGGGGTGGCATAGATGTTGAATGGAGAGAAAAAGTTTTGATAGCTAACATTGATTCTGTGATCGACACCAATGTAGTCAAGATTAATGGTGTGACTCTTCAAGGCTCGGGCGTCCCTGGTGACAGCATGAGGCCGATCTAATGTTTTGGCAAGCCGGATTTTGGGGGGACAAGTTCTGGCAAGCCGGTTTCTGGGAAGGCGACGCAGAGAAGGGGGGCGGCGGTGTCTCTAAGGGCTGGGCTAATGAGATGGCCATTCTTGAGGCGTCACTTAAAAATCCTAAACCAGTTGTTGAGGCCGCGCCTGTTGTTAAAAAAGAAGTCGCTGGGGGCGCTGATTTACTCAGAGAAGCCCAAGAAATAACACGGCAGACTAAGGCGCTGAAACGCCTTTTGGACGTAGAGATCGATAGGAGAGCCGAGATTGTCGCCCAGATAGCAAAAAATAATCAAGCTCTTGAAGTTATTTTTATGGCGCTAAGACTAGACAAATATGTATTATTACAGATAATTACATAAGGTTTCCAGCCGACCTTAACGACTGAGACAAAGAACGGAGTTTTTATGGAAGAAGAAGAACAACAATCAACACCACCGACCGAGGTTGAAGAAGTCGCGCAACAAGAGGCCCCCGACAGCCAAACCGAAGCGGAAGAAGTTGATATCACTCTAGGCGAGGAGTCCTTAACGGCACCAGACCAAGAGGAGCAGGTTGCGCCCGAGTGGGTTAAGGACTTGCGAAAAAGTCACCGACAAACACAGAAAGAAAACCGAGAACTTCAAAGACAGGTTGAACAGTTATCAACCGCGCCGGCCCCGCAAGCCGCGCCGCAACTGATAACAAATAAACCGACCCTTGAAGCTTTTGATTATGATTCTGAGAAGTTCGAGGAGGCTTTAAGCGGGTACTACAAGCAAGAGCGCGAACAGGAACAAGCACAGGCACAGCACCAAGCCGAACTTCAAAGACAAGCCCAAACGAGACAACAACACTTAGACGCCTATGAGAAGTCTAAGGCCGAGTTGAAGCGGGAGGATTACCTTGAAGCAGAGGACGAAGTTGTAGCGGTGTTGGACCCTATGCAGCAGGATATCATCTTGCAGGCAGCTAAAAACCCTGCTTTGGCCGTGTACGCACTCGGCAAGAGTAAAGACAAGGCGAAAGAACTTTCTAAAATCAAAGACCCCGTGAAGTTCGCTTTTGAGCTAGGTAAACTTGAAAACCAATTGAAGGTTTCACCACGTAAGAAAGCGGCCCCCGCGCCAGAGGCAAAGATAAGCGCCGGCGGCAAGGGTAAAGATACCGCACTTGATAAACTCAGAGCGAAAGGCAATTTTAAGGATATCATCGCCTATCGCCGTAAACTAAGGTCACAAAAAACAGGATAATAAACCATGGCAACCAATAACTTCTCAAAAGAAGAACGCGTAATGTTCGAAGACGCCTTAATGGGCTTCGATGACGCGCTAACAATCTCTAAAAACGTCGCTGCATACAACACCAGCGGCGAAATGATGGAACGTGCAGGGGATACTTTTTCCCGCCCTGTTCCCTATATCTTGAACTCTCAGGATCGTGTGATAGGCTCCGCTGTTACTGCCCAAGGCAACACACAGCTCAAGGTTCCCGCGTCACTAACTGAGCAGAAAACCGCCCCTTTCACTTTGAACGCTAAAGAATTGAGGGACTTGCACCAAGAAGGGCAGCTTGGAAAAGCAGCTTATCAACGTCTCGCCTCTGATTTAGACCAGAAAGTTAAGACCGTTGCATCGATGGAAGGTTCTCTTGTTGTCGCTGTATCTGGTGCCGCCGGTACTTATGACAATGTAGCACTAGCTGAAAGTCTTATACTTGAACAAGGTATGCAAGGATATGAGCGCTGTTTGGGTCTAACGGCTCGCGATTATAACGGGTTAGCCGGCAATCTGTCCACCGCTTCTAGAAGCTTTGGTAACGAGAAATCTGACTCAGCCTACGAGCGTTCTTATGTCGGTATGATCGCAGGTTTTGACACTCTCAAGCTTGACGCTGGCAAACAAATCGCCGCCGCTGGTGGTGGTGGAAGTATCACCGTTGCAACCAACGGCTCACAAGTTCAGTACGCACCGACTAGCACCGCTGACAACAGGTATCAATCGGTCACTTTCTCCAGTACAACCGGAATGGCCGCGGGTGACTGCTTTACTATCGCGGGTATTGAAGCTGCACACCACATCACCAAAGAGACAACCAACCAACCCAAAACTTTCCGTGTCATTAGCGTGACCAACGGAACAACTGCGGTTATCTCTCCTCCTATGATTGGCGCCAACCAAGGTTCTCCAACTGACGCCGAGAAGCAATATAAGAATATCAACGTAGCTAGCACAAGCGCTACCGCTGCGGTTTCGTTCTTGAACGCTAACGCCGCCGGCGCCAATCCTTTCTGGCTTAAGCAGTCTATTGAGATTTTGCCCGGTAGCTACTCGCTGCCAGAGGGCCAAGGCGTTGATATTTTGCGCGAGACAACCGAGAACGGTATTGAGGTTGTGATGGGCAAAAGCTTCGATAATAAAACTTTCGAGACCCTTTACACCTTCGATGTTCTTTATGGTGTAACTAACTTGAACCCTGAGCAAAACGGAATCATTCTGTTTAACCAGTAAGTTTGTGGAGGTCGGGGAGGGTTTTATTATCCTCCTCGTCCGCTATAATCACCATATGGATATAGTATACAAGGCAGACCCTAACGGGATTTATAGCGACTTGGGCAAACGGTACTCTTGCAAAGGCGTGGAGGACGACAAGGCAAAGAAAGCCGCCATAGCTGACGGATGGGCAGCAACGCTCAAGGACGCATTCAAACCCAAAAGAGCTTTTAAAAAATGAGTTGGACCAAGCGCCAAATAGTTGAGTCTGCTTTTGAAGACTTAGGGCTTGGCGCTCATGAGTTCGACTTGTCGCCGGACATGCTGCAAAGCGGATTGAAGAAGCTAGACCTTCTTATGTCTGACTGGAACGGCCACGGCGTCCGACTAGGATACGGACTTACAACCTTAGATTACAGCTCACTATCTCAAGACGCTAATGTTCCTGATTGGTCCCTGAGAGCCATCATCACCAACTTGGCTAAAGAGCTAGCGCCTAGCTTTGGAAAGGTTGTGACGCGAGAGCTAAAGGTGTCGGCTAAACTGGCCTTTGATACTGTTTTGGCGCGTACAGCTAACCAAGAGCCGCTAGAGATGCAATTCCCTGAGACTTTACCGCGTGGCGCTGGCGCTCGCAACAGGGTCGAGGATGATTATTTTCCGAAACCGATTGATCACATAGAGATAGGCCCAGACGGGGAGCTAAAAATATAATGTCCCAAGTTAATAACTTAACACCTACAAGCTCTACGCAGATAACAGCGGGAACGTTGTTCCCTGTTTATGTCGCCAATCAGACCGACTTGAGAAAGTTGCCCCTTGGTGACTTGGTGACTTACTTAGAACAGAACTTTACACGCGGGGACTTTGTTAAGCAGATCGTAACCCCTGGGGACGGTTTTAATTTAGAGGTGGAGCAAGACGGCCAACCTCGTTGGGTCATCTTAAGACCGACAAGCGCCCTTGCTACAGGCACCCTAGTTCTACCCGCCACCGGCGCGGCCTCCGATGGTCAAGAGGTCTTGGTAACTTGTACATTACAGATCACAACCTTCACCGTTAACGGTAACGGAGCTACGGCGGTATATGGTGCCCCGTCTGCCCTAAGCGCCGAGGATACATTTAAGCTTAAATATGAGTCACAAACAAAGTCTTGGTATAATGTAACTTAGATGCAGATCCCTATTCTATCGGGGATCTACACAGACAGCAGCCCCTCACTCCGCACGTCATACCCGGTCAATCTGTGCCCTGTCATTGAACCCAGTGGGGTCAGTGATTCATACCTAAAACCCGCCGACGGTGTTATATCGGAGAGCACAGGGCCAGGCATAGGGCGCGGCGGCATACTTTGGAACAGCGTACTTTATAGGGTCATGGGTTCCAAGTTGGTCAGTATCGACTCAAGCGGCACCGTGACGACATTGGGCGACGTTGGCAACGATGGCGGTCAGGTATCCTTTGATTACAGTTTCGACCGTTTGGCCGTGGGGTCCAACGGAAACTTGTTCTATTGGAACGGCACAACACTAACCCAGGTCACAGATAGCGACCTTGGAACGGTGAAAGATGTTATTTGGGTAGACGGCTATTTCATGACAACGGACGGAGAGTTTTTGGTTGTCACCGAGCTAGCCGATCCGACTAATGTGGACCCGCTTAAATACGGTAGTTCAGAGATTGACCCGGATCCCGTTCTTGCTTTGTTTAAAATCAGGAACGAGCCGCACGCAATCAATAGGTACACTATCGAGGTTTTTAGAAATATCGGCGGAACAAACTTTCCCTTTCAACGTATCACCGGCGCCCAAATACAGAAAGGCGCTCTAGGCACTCACACGGTTGCAATCCTAAACGACGCCGTTGCCTTCCTCGGTTCTGGGCGTGGTGAAGTCCCGTCGGTTTATATTGGCGCTAATGGGCAAGTTCAAAAGCTGGCAAACCGAGAAATTGATAAAATACTCAGTGAGTACACGGAGGCCCAACTGTCTAAAGTGCTGGTTGAGTCCAGGACGAATGAAGCAACACAGATGCTTTATATACACCTACCAGACCAGACCCTTGTCTACAACGCCACGGCCTCGGCTGCGGCTGGTGTCCCAGTGTGGTTTATTTTGAGTTCATCGTATCAAGAGACGCGCAGCCAATACCGAGCCCAAAATATAATCTGGGCATATGGTAAGTGGTGTGTGTGCGACCCTCAAAGTTCGGCTATCGGATACCTCACTGACGAGGAGGGGGGCCACTGGGGTTCTCCAGTCCGTTGGGAGTTTGGAACTCAGATATTTTATAACGAGTCACAGAGTCTTGTGTTCAATCAAATGGAGCTTGTAACACTTACTGGGCGAATAAAGCAAGGCGACACGCCTACCATCTCGACAGCCTACAGCATGGACGGCCATGTGTGGAGCACAAACCGAGACATTGAAGCGGGACAGATAGGCGACCGATTAAAGCGCCTCGTGTGGTTCCGTCAGGGTCTTATGCGAAACATGAGAGTCCAAAAGTTTTTTGGTATCTCTGATGCCCATTTGACTTTTTTAAGGCTAGACGCTAAAGTCGAGGCGTTGAGCGCGTGACGGAAGCAATACGACTCAAAAGAGAGCAGCTTGAGGAGGTTTTTAAGAATTTCGAGACGCTGCGACAGTTCGAGTTGTTAATAGAGACTTTTGACACAGTAAACAGTATCACCCTCATAGGGTTACGAACCGACATTGACACCAATACCGTCAAGTTAAACGGTATAGAGGACTTTGCCACCCGCGACCAGACAGGCGCAGAGATCAAGGTGTTGTATGAGGGCGAGGCCAACACGAACGCCTTCACGGACGCTAGGATGGTCAAGCTAGCAGGCATTGAACCTAACGCCACTATTGACCAGACAGGCGCAGAGATCAAGGCGCTCTATGAGGGCGAGGCTAACACGAACGCCTTCACGGATTCAGAACAGTCTAAGCTAGCCGGTATTGAGTCAGGAGCCACAGGCAACCAAACCGGCGCAGAGATTAAAGCCCTTTATGAAGCAGAGGTCAACGCCTTCACAGACGCCCTATTTACCAAGTTGAGCGGTATAGAGGCCGGTGCAACAACGGACCAGACAGGCGCAGAGATCAAGGCATTGTATGAGGTTGAGACTAATGCCTTTACTGATGCCCTGTTCACGAAGCTAGCGGGTATTGAGGCAGGGGCAACTGGGGACCAGACAGGCGCAGAGATCAAGGCCCTCTATGAAGCGGAGGTCAACGCCTTTACAGATGCCCTGTTCACTAAGCTCAGCGGCATTGAAGCAGGAGCCACAACGGACCAAACAGGCGCAGAGATAAAAAGCCTATATGAGTCGGAGGCAGACACTAACGCCTTTACTGATGCGGAGAAAACTAAACTTAGCGGTATAGCAACGGGGGCCGAGGTTAACACTGTTGATAGTGTTAACGGCGCGACTGGCGCGGTGGTCTTGGACGCTGACGACATAGACGACAGCTCCACCACTCACAAGTTTACTACCGCGGCGGATGTATCTAAGCTAGCCGGCATTGAGTCGGGGGCAACAACAGACCAGACAGGTGCAGAGATTAAAAGCTTGTATGAAGGCGAAGCAGACACCAACGCCTTCACGGATGCGGAGAAAACTAAGCTAGCCGCTATTGGTACGGTTAAAAGCTCGCTGACTCCAACAACAGGATTTAGCGAGACAGTAACGCAAGACAACGCGGACAAGTGGGTTGTGCTAAATCCCGCCGGCGCGTTGGCTTCGGGCACTATAACCCTAGTGGCTCCGGGGTCTGCAACGGACGGCCAAGAGATAACAATATCAACAACCAAGATGGTCAACAGTATAACCATAAACGGCAATGGCGGCACAGTATACGGGGCGCCATCGGCTTTGGCCGCCGAAAGTTCTTACAAATTTAAGTACGACGCAAGCCTATCAAGTTGGTTCAATGTTGTATAATACCAATAGCGGAGCGGTGCAGTAGATGGGATTTTTCGACAAGCTAATAGACGACGTGCTGGGCGACCCGTTTGGGACGTATCATCAAGCCGACCAAGCCCGCATTGCAGGGGACCAACAAGCCGCGCTAGCTGACGAGGGGGTGAGAGAGGCCCGCCGTCAGTTTAACTTTGGCCGCCTTGCCATGCAACCTTACACCGACGCAGGCTATGAAGCTTTGGGCGTTGGTAACTACCTGACCCAAGACGCTATTATGTCGGGCAACGCAGGACCGCAGGCCGCTTTTGGTGCGGGGCTTAGGGATAAAAAAGGCCGCGTCAAACCTTCCTCAAGGGCGCCTGGTGTGGTGTTAGGACATACTGGCAAAGGAGGTAATTTAGGCTTTCCTACCCCTAGATCACTAAGAGAACCGCAAAAACAAAACTTTGCTCCCGTCACGATGGACTATGTGCCGATGGAGCAAATATTAACCCAAAACCCAACAAGCGGTCAAGCAGCACCGGCAACACTTCGTCAGCTCGGTCAATTCGGTCTCCGCTCTATGCCTGGTCTCCAAGATCAAGCGGCTAGAGGAGCGGCACAGATGGGGGCGCTGGAAGAGGCGAGCGCCGCAGGGCTTAGGGGGTTATCACGTCAGGAGCAACTAGCAGCCGAGGCGCTCGCGTCAGGCCAACGCCTTGACGATGTTACCCTCTCAGGCTTAAACGAGATAGAACAGGCCACTCTTGACGCCCAACGAGGTCGAGAGGCCCAAGCGAGGCAAGCTTTCAGAGATGAAGCCGGGCTTGGTGCTAGTGATCGGGCGTCCTCTTATGGCGCTCAAGGCGTAGACAGTCGCGGCCGTCTTAGTCAGTTTGAGCTAGCTGGCGCCGGTGGCCTTGGACAAGTTCAAGGTCTTGCGGGTCGTACAGGCGCCGAAGCCGACCAGCTAGGCGAGTTCGGGCAAGCGGGACGAGAAACGCTTGGGCAAGTTCAAGGTCTTGCGGGTCGTACAGGCGCCGAAGCCGACCAGCTAGGCGAGTTCGGGCAAGCGGGACGAGAAACGCTTGGGCAAGTTCAAGGTCTTGCGGGGCGTACAGGAGCCGCAGCTAATCAGCTAGGCGAGTTCGGGCAAGCGGGGAGAGACACTCTCGGACAAGTTCAAGGTCTTGCGGGTCGCACAGGCGCCGCGGCTGACAGGATGGGCGTTTATGAAGATGTGGGCGCTGGCGGCCTTGCTGGTCTTGCCGGTGCTCAAGGCCGCATGTCTGGAGCGGGTGACACTTTAGCGGGTATCAGCGGAGCGGGGGCGCAAGGTCTCGCAGGGCTTGCCGACGTTGGTGGCCGAGTAGGCGGCGCAGCCGATAGACTTGGGGCTTATGAGGGCGCAGGGGCCGAGGGGCTCGGGGCCTTAGGTGGCTTTAGTCAAGCGGGTGCTGACGCGCTAGAAGCACAGCGCAGCCTAGCCGGTCTTAACGGAGCCGAGGCACAAGCCGCGGCAATGGCCGACATTGAGAGCGACCCAGAATATCAGATGTTATTGAAAGAAGGCGAGGAGGCTATTTTACAAAACGCATCAGCTACGGGAGGACTCAGGGGCGGCAAGACCCAAGAGGCCCTAGCTGATCTACGTTCTAGCCTAGCGGCTAGGCAGTTAGACAAGAAATATTCACGCCTTGGACAGCTTGCTCAGCAGGGCGCCGACATCTCTCGGTTCATGTCAGGACAAGGGCAACAAGCCACAAGCGGCCTATTAGGCCAAGGTCTAGGCGCGTCTCAAGCTCTAGCAAGTGGGGGACAACAGGCCGCGAGCAACTTATACGGTAGCGGCTTAAGGTCCGCCGAGGGACTAGCAGCAAGAGGGCAACAAGCGACCTCAAACGTGTTGGGACTTAGCGCTGGAGCAGCCGAAGGACTAACGTCTAGAGGGCAACAAGCAAGCTCTAACATTCTAGGCCTTGGTGCTGGAGCAGCCGAAGGACTAGCGGCCAGAGGGCAGCAGGCGACTTCTAACATTCTGGGCCTTGGTGCTGGAGCAGCCGAGGGACTAGCGGCTAGAGGACAACAAGCCAGCTTAAGCGGGGCACAAATGGGGCTTGGTGCTGATCAGTTCTTGAGTGGCCAAGGTGCCGCGGCATCGGGGCAGCTTATGAACCAAGGCGGGGCAGCTTCAAGGGGCTTGATGAACATGGGTTATGGCAACCTACAAAACCAATACGCCACCGGTGTTGACCTGACGCGCAACCTAGCCGGCCAAGGTCTCAACACGGCGCAGTACATGACCGGACTTGGAGGCAACCTGGGGCAATACCTAGCCTCGACGGGAGCTAGTACCGTTGGGGATATTGCACGGATGGGGCAAGCCTCGGCAGCAGGTCAAGCCACCCTAGGACAGAACACCGGCGGGCAGGTGGCTAACTTACTAGGACAGAAAGGCGCGGCCCTAGCCGGTGGTCGCATAGCCGGCGCTAGTGGTGGGGTTAACGCTTTCAACACCATGATGCAGATAGGGGAAAAAGCCGCACAGATGGCCGGAGGTTTCTAAATGCCAGCACCATATCAATATTTACCCCCCGCAAAGATTGACCCCTTGGCGGTGGCGCGTTTCGGCGATGCCCTGCGGGGAGCTTTTGAGAGACGAGAACTTAACAAGCAACGCGAGCAAGCGCGGCTAAGGGGTGAAGAGTTCAAGGCTAAAAGCGAGGAGCTGTTGAACTCGGGGGCCAAGTCTAGCGAGTGGCAAAAGCTAATGATTCAATATCCCGAGGCGTCAAAGGGTGTGGCGTCCTTCGCGGGGCAACTAGCCGACAATGAGAAGGCTATTGTTTTCAACCCTATGGCAAACATCTTGTCACTTGTTGAGAGCGGCAACTACAAAGCGGCTAAAAAGATCATTGATCAAAACATGATCATGTATCAGAACAGCTCGACACCTGCGGGGCAACGCATGGCCAAGAACTACGGCACCATGTCTGAGGTCATAGAGTCGGAGACGCCAGGCGCGGCCATTGGTCTTGTTAACTCCATGCTGTACGGTATTGACCCCAAGCGTCACGCGGACCTAGTTAGTAACTTGAAGACTTTTCAGGAAGGGCGCAAGATAGGCCAAGAGGCTATTTTTGTAAGCGAAAAGCACAAGCTAGCTGTAGAGGAAGCGGCGCGAGAAAAAGCGGAA